GCAAGCCCGCCCATTTTTGAACTAGATAGTAGGTATGTATTCGTATATGCTAGGTTAAATGGTTCAAACAAACTGCCGCCATCGCCGCCGCCTGTTCTGCTACCTATACTTCTACGAAAAATTTTACGAACTTCAATAACTTCATTTGGCAGTACGTAATCATTTTGATCAATTTCTGTTGTTAAAAACATATATGATTCTTCTACACTGTTATCAGAACGCTGTCTAAAACGAGTTAATGCTTTTGTTAGTGCAGTTTGATAATGTACTGGATCAAGTTCAACGTCGACCATACCGCCTCCTAGGAAGGCATTTACGTAGTCAAATATTTCTTGTTTCTGTGTTGCTAAATCTGCCATATGAGTTTCTCCAATAGTATTTATCGTTACGATAAATATGTATATGCCAAGACTTAGCTTATATAAACCAGAACGCGGCAATGATTATCATTTTTTGGACAAACAAATCCAAGAAATGTTTACTGTTGGCGGTACTGATGTAAACATTCACAAATATTTAGGGCCTAATAATCCTTCAGCAGATGATCGTAGTGCTACACAACCAGAATATGATGTAATAAAAGAAACTAATATTCAAGATTTATTATTTTTAGAAAACAGAGATCGTAAGTATGATCCAGATGTTTACACAACTAGAGGTATTTACAACGTTCAAGATATTGATTTTGATCTAAGTCAGTTTGGATTATTTTTAAGCAACGATACATTGTTTATGACCGTGCATATTAACAGCATTGTTAAAACTTTAGGACGTAAACCTATGAGTGGTGATGTTATTGAATTACCACATTTAAAAGACGAATATGCACTAAATGATTACAGTGTTGCACTCAAAAGATTTTATGTAATAGAAGATGTAAATCGTGCAGCAGAAGGTTTTTCACAAACTTGGTATCCGCATTTATATCGTTTAAAACTTAAACAAATATACGATGGACAAGAATATGCAGAAATACTCGATTTACCCGCAAGCGAAGATACAGATACAACACTAAGAGATATTCTCAGTACATACGAAAAAGAAATGCAAATTTCAAATGCTGTAGTTGCACAAGCAGAAGCTGATGCGCCTAAATCGGGTTACGATATAAGTCATTACTATACAGTTGCAACAAATGACGATGGCAGCATTGCATTAAGAACTGCTGATCAAACAGAATTAGATGCATCAAATATTAACACTCGAGCAGACGAAATCACAGATCGTCCAGACAGAGAAGGATATACAGGATACCTTGTAGGTACAGGAGATGTTGCACCAAATGGTGCACCGTTTGGTTTTGGAATTTCTTTCCCAATAGATAATCAAGAAGGAGATTATTTTTTACGTTCTGATTTTCTTCCAAACAGGATGTTTAGATACGACGGTACTCGTTGGGTTAAAGTAAATGATGATATTAGAATGACACTAAGCAATACATTAGAACGTCAAACATATAAAACAGAATTTATCAACAACACAAATACAAATGAAATTGATGGCGAAGTTGTTGAAGAAAGACAGAGCCTTTCTAAAGCTCTTAAACCTAGAGCGGATAATTCATAATGTTACATTTTTATGACGGACAAATAAGAAGATACACTACTCAAATGATGCGTATTTTGAGTAACTTTCCTGTAAAAGACGGAAAAGGCAATACCAAAGACGTTCCAGTTACTTACGGTGATCTAACAAGACAAGTTGCAAACATAATTAGAGAAAACTCAGAAAATAAATTACCAAGTGCTCCTAGAATAGCAGTATACGTAACTGGTTTAGAATTAGACAGAGATCGATTAACAGATGCTACTTATACAAGATCTGTTAACATTAGAGAACGTGCATGGGATGAAGAAAATCAAGAATACCTTAACTATCAAGGAAAAAACTATACTGTAGAACGTTTAATTCCTACTCCATATATCATGCGTATTAATGCTGATATTTGGGCAAGTAATACAGATCAAAAATTACAAATATTAGAACAAATACTTGTACTGTTTAACCCTAGTTTAGAAATGCAAACTACAGATAATTTTATTGATTGGACAAGTATTACTGTTGTTAATTTAGAAAATGTACAATGGTCAAATAGAAGTGTACCTATTGGCGTTGACAGTGAAATCGATATTGCTACGTTAACATTTACTATTCCAATTTATATATCACCTCCTACTAAAGTTAAGAAAATGGGTGTTATAACAAACATTATTACAAGTATGTTTGATGAAAGTAGAGGAACAATCGAAGACGGAGTTAGTGGTCCGGTAAGTAATGCATATAGCGACTTTTTACCTGGAATGGCCGGCGATGATAATAATAGAAAAGCTCAAACTGCTGTTGTAGACGAAATGGCTAATGTAAATTATAGGCAATACGGAGTATATCTCAGTTCTGGTAGTGCGCAATTGTATGCTAACGGGATTATCGGTGCAAGAAATTGGCAAGAAATATTTGAAGCATTTCCTGGTACGTATCAAACTGATGTTAGTAGAATATACCTAACTAATTCAGAAAACAGTAATACAATAACAGGAACTTTTGCAATAAATCCATTTGACGAAACAAAGATTGAAATTAATTTTGACACGGATAGTTTTCCGTCTGATACAATTATAGATGGTAGAACTACAATAGATTATATTATTAATCCTACAGGATTTAACCCTGGTGATATAAAAACAAACGGCCTACGGTTGTTGCTACTAGAAGCAGTTGGTGATAAAACAACAGGTGAAGGTCCTAGTGCATGGAAAAATGCAGATAATACAAATTTAGTTGCAGATATAAATGATATTATAGAATGGGATGGTTCTAAATGGAATATAGTTTTTGATGCAAGTGAAACTTCTACAACTACTTACACTACAAATTTAAATACAAGTGTTCAATATCGTTATAAAAACGGCGAGTGGTTATTAAGTATAGACGGCGATTATCCAATCGGTACATGGAGAATTGATCTAGCAGGCTAATTACTTGTATGACAAAGATTACATGTAGTGGCGCACTTTTTTATACACTAGATACAAACAGATTTTTATTTCTACATAGAACACAAGGCAAACGTGCTAATTTATGGGGACTTGTAGGCGGAACCAATGAAGGTACCGAAACTCCATGGGAAGGGTTACGTAGAGAAATTGAGGAAGAGATAGGGTTTCTTCCTGATATTAAAAAAACACTTCCATTAGAAAGTTTTATCTCATCTGACAATCTTTTTTATTTTCACACATATCTTTGTGTAGTGAAAGAAGAATTTATCCCAAAACTTAATAGTGAACACGACGGTTACGCTTGGTGTAGTTTTACTAAATGGCCAAAGCCATTGCATCATGGTTTACGCAACACACTTCAAAGCAAGGTAAATTTGTCTAAGTTAGAAACTGTGTTTCAAACTATTAATTTACTTGACACATAATATAAAATAAAGTATAATAAAGTATGAAAGTCTTAGTTATTGGCGATATTATTATTGACAAATATATCACAGGAACATCAACACGTTTGAGTCCTGAAGCGCCAGTGCCTGTTGTTAGTCAGCAAGACAGTTGGGAACAATGGGGCGGCGCAAATCTTGTATATCTTAATCTATTGAATTTAAGTGTAGATGTAGAAATGTTAGATTTATCATCGCCTAAGTGTATAAAAACTCGTGTACTATGTGATGGTCATTATGTTACACGTATTGATCAAGATTATAAAACAGACGGCGAGGTTGCACTTAATAAAATTTATGAAAAAGACTTTTCAGCTTATGACGTGGTAATACTAAGTGATTACAATAAAGGTGTGCTAGAATACTCACAACAAATTATAGAACACATCAACAAATACGATTGTAAAGTAATTGTAGATCCTAAACGTCATTTTAGTTTTTATCAAGGTGCTTGGTTAGTTAAACCTAATCGTAAAGAGTTTGAAGAATTAGGCTTTACAAATTGGACTGGTAATATAATTATTACTGCGGCTGGTGATCCTACTATAGCACAAATTGACAGTGAATATTATACTATAAAAACAGATCCTGTAGAAGTAAACGATGTTACAGGAGCAGGTGATTGTTTTCTTGCTACATTTGTTTACGGTATGAGTCAAGGTAAAAACTATGAAGACTGTCTTAAACTAGCAATAAAGGGTGCAACAGAATCAGTCAAACACACTGGCACATATGTAGTTAAGCCTGAAGACTTACAGTATCGCACAATATTTACAAATGGTGTGTTTGATATACTGCATAGAGGACACCTAACACTGCTAAAGCAAGCACGTGAA